TTCCAAATTTCCGCGCATTTCCGAGCCATGTGCGCCAAGCTGCGTCCCAATCCCTGAAGCGGTTTTGCTTAGAGCGGTGGAAGTTTCCGAATCGATCTGCTTCATCTTCAATCTCCTGTTGTGTGAAACCGCGATCTAACGCGTCTTGAACATTCTTGTCGTTTGGTATCCACCCATCTGGCAGATCAATCTCAGGCTTGCGTTGCTTCTGCGCCTTCGCGCCTCTTAACTCTTCTGGTTCATTTACAAGGTTATTATTTACAAGGTTAAGGGGGTGCATATTTTGCCTAGGGGGGTGTGCATTTTCTGCACAGGGGGTATGCATATTTTGCACCCCATCTTGAGCCAGCTTCAGAACATAGATGTTTGATGTTTGTGACCCATTCGGTCGGTAGCGCGTGACAACTTTAACAAGGCCCGCAGCCTCTAGATCGTCGATGTTGTTCTGCACTGCGCGGCGCGTCATCTCGCACAGTTCGATCAGGCGGTTAACGCTTGGGAAGCATTCGCCTGTGCTTTGGTTGTAGTGATCCGCCAGCCAATAAAGCACGATCTTGGCGGCTGGTTTCAGCCCCGCCTGCTTCATTGCTAACGCCGTCATGTAGTGACTCAATTTGGCACTCCTTGGGTTGTGGAGACGCCAATCGCGGTGTAGAACCACGATCAGCACATCCGGATTATGTGCTTGCCGATCTCAGCGGATTTCTCCCCCGCTGCGGCTTACTTAGGGCTGGTTGAGCGTTCGAGCGCTCCCAGCCCACTTCTTTTTTCTATACCTCATTCAAGATCAAATAAAGCGTTTTCTAGGTCAAAGACAGCTTCAGGCCGTGTCTATCTGAAAAGCCAGCATTCTTTTGAAACAAAACCCTAGCATCTGCTGCATCTTGTATATTTTCGTATACGCCAATATGAATACTTTTCCCATTCATTCCCATGGCTGATCTCCACTTTTGCAGGTCTTTGTCCCAGTATACGCCACAAAACCCACTTGTGTTATCTGAACGAAATGCGGAATTTCTTCTGTTTTGTGACGAAGAAACATCCCTTAAGTTTTGAATCGAATTGTCAGTTCTTTTGCCGTTTATGTGGTCAATTTCAAAACTTGGCCATTGCCCATAATGGATAGCCCACGCAACCTTATGCGCGAGAAATCCAATGCCAAGAATCCTTCCATGAAAGTATCCTTTGCCGTTTGGGCAGCATAGTGCTTCTACGCCAGAAAACCTTGTGTTCCATGTCCTTCCCGCATTTGCAGACTTGAACATTTCAAGCGGCCTTTGCTTCCATCTCAAGATGCCAGAATCCTTATCATAGGTCAAAATTTCTGTAAGAAATTCTGCGGTGATGTCAGTTCGCTTTGCTTTCATTACATACATCCAATGTGCGTTGTGTAGACTTATGTTATCCTTAAATTTATGCCCATTGCAATAGCAACCGCATATCTAACCTCAAAATCTCTTGTCCACATTCCTTTGCAGTCTTCGTAAACATCCTCTCCGTTCTCTACATAAAAAAAATCCGCAGTCAGCCGCATCTTGCGCCCTGTGCGCGTGTACATAGGTCTGTACTGACCGATGAGGTCGATCTTGACCTGTCGGCGCAGATCAGTGATTTCCCCGGCACGTTCCAGCAGCTGCAATTCCATGTAGCGCTGCGCTTCCTTTTTGCTGTCGAAGGTAACCTCGCCCACCTGCGTTTTCTTCGCGCCATACTTGTTGCGGGTCTTGCGGGCAAAGCTGGGTTGTATCTTCATTGCCAGCCATCCGACGAGACAGCACGATTGGTGGCAAATTCCACAAACTTGCGTGACAGGCGATCAGGCACGACCGCGCCAGATAGCCAGCGGGAAAGCTGCGATGCACTGACGCCAAGCATCTCAGCAAAGTCTTTCTTTTTCATTTTTTCGGCCTTGATGTGCTGGGCCAGAGCGATGCGTGATGTGTTTTCCATGCGGCCATCTTGCATAAAGTTGCGCCTGATGCAAATAGTTGTTTACAAGCCAGAAGAAGCGCATTACAAAAAACAGGCAAGGACAGGAGGAAACACCATGCAAGCCTACTACAACGGAGAAGAAATCAAAGTTCGCTTTACCGCAGAGAGCGTCCGCACAGACTTCGGTGTGCCGGGTTCGCCTGTCTGGGAAGAGGTGGACATGAACACTGTTGAGATTGCCGAACTGCACATTTTGGATATGCCGTTCAACATCAAAGAATTGCCGCAAGCGCTGCAGGACGCCATCCTGTCTCTTTGGAATGAAGTGGAGTTTTACTAATGCGTGAGTGGATTGAAGATGCAGTTGGGGCTGTGATGCTCTTTGTCATGGGCTACGGCCTGTTCTTCTTGGGCTATGGATTGGGGTTCTGATATGACCGAACACAAAAACATCTACATGGCTTTATGCGCGGCACAGGCTGGCATGGGCAAAGTTGTGAAAGGCGCAACCAACCCCGCGTTCAAATCGAAATACGCCGACCTTGGGGATGTGGTTTCTGTTGCTGTTCCTGCCTTGAACGAGCAAGGCATCGCAATGTTTCACTATATGCTGCGGGATGAACACGGCGCTGTGATGCGCACAACCTTGGTGCATGGCGCCAGCGGCACTGAGATTTCTTGCGATGTGCCGTTGATCATCAACAAGAACGACATGCAGGGCATGAAGTCGGCCACGACCTATGCCAAGCGGATCGGCCTTGAAAGCCTGACAGGCATCGCCCCGGAAGATGATGATGGCAACGCAGCTGCGAAAGCCGCGCCCAAGGTTGAGGCAATCCGTTTGATCGGCGCAGAGCAGTTTCAGCAGATCAATGATCTGATCTTCAGCACTGAGACTGACGAGGTAAAGTTCTGCGCTTACTGGAAAGTGAAGACGCTGGAAGACATGACCGAGAAGCAAGCTGCAGACGCAATCGCCATGCTTACAAAAAAAGCAGCATTGGGAGGTAACGTTGGAACAGCGCAGTGACTAGACATTACCCATGTTGCGGTTTATACCTAGACTTGAACCGCAACATGGGTGACAGAATGCTGACGTTTGTATCATACACCGGAAATAAAACTGCCGATGGACATAAGATTGCTACGTTTAGATGTGGCTGTGGAACTGTCCAAGACTTTGTAGCAAGTAGGGTAAAAAATGGGTATGCGAATTTTTGCAAACAGTGTTCTACAAACATTGTTGCCGAAAAAGTAAAAACCCACGGCATGAAATACTCCGCCGAATATACAACTTGGTCTGGAATAAAAAATAGGTGCAAAAACACGACATCTAAAGACTACCATAGATATGGTGGGTCAGGGATTTTGATGTGTGATGAGTGGGCAAACAGCTTTGCTAGTTTTTTCGCTTATCTTGGGAAAAAACCGTCAAGCAAACATTCCGTGGATCGTATCGACAATAACAAAGGATATGAGCCGGGGAATGTAAGGTGGGCAACACCAACAGAACAAGCCCAAAATAAAAAGAATACGACATACGTCACCGATGGGGAAAACGTCTATCGAATTAATGAAGTAGCCAAACTTCTTAACATAACCCGTGGGGCAGCCCACCTAAGACTGAAAAGAGGGAAGTTAGATGGATTTACAACGCACACCAGAATGGAGAGCTGATCGGCTCGGTATGGTCACAGCATCCCGCACCGCCGATGTGATGGCGCAGACCAAAACGGGCTATAGCGCCAGCCGTGCAAACTACATGGCCCAGCTTATCACCGAGCGCCTGACGCAGACGCCCACAGAGGGCTTTTCTAGCACTGCCATGCAGTGGGGAACGGATACGGAGCCACAGGCACGCATGGCCTATGAGTTGATGACAGGCGAGGCTGTGGTGGAGACAGGCTTCATCCCGCACCCGACCATCGCTGGCTTCGGCGCATCACCTGACGGGCTAGTCGGATCGGATGGGCTGATCGAAATCAAATGCCCGAACTCCGCCACTCACATCGAGACGTTGCTGGCTGGCAAGGTTCCGTCGAAATACATGATCCAGATGCAGGTGCAGATGATGTGCACTGGTCGGGAATGGTGCGATTTCGTCAGCTTCGATCCCCGTATGCCCGGAGATATGAATTTCTGGATGCAGCGGGTCCACGCAGATCATGCCACGCAGACAGACATCAAGGCCGAGGTCATCAAGTTCTTGGGCGATATGGAAATGAAACTTCAGCAGCTGCGGGAGAAGTTTAATGTCTGATCGAAAACTAATCATTGCTACATATGACCGCCTTGAAGAAGAAGCGGGCGGTATATGGCATGCCTTGGCATCGATGACGATGGACAAGGTGGCAAAGGAACTGGACATCCCACGCGATGAGGTCAGCGCGGTGATGGTGTCATATTGGACCAATCAGGGCGCAGGCTGATGCCATACAAGGTCCGCCTCACAGGTCTGCGTCAGCGCCTCTATGCCCACCAGCTTATAGACGCTGCGCCAGACTTGGCGACCGTGACAATTGCGGGCGGTGATCGAACCTTGGAGCAAAACGATAAGATGTGGGCCATGCTAACCGATGTGGCAATGGCCCGCCCAGAAGGCCGCAGATGGACGCCGGAGACTTGGAAGTGCGCCTTTTTGCACTCTCTAGGGCATCAGGTGGCATTCGCGGAAGGCTTGGATGGGTCAGGCCCATTCCCTCTAGGGTTTAGGTCGTCAAAGCTAACCAAGCCGCAGATGTCTGATCTGATCGAAACAATTTACGAATATGGCGCTCGACATGGTGTTGAGTGGTCTGAAAAGGAGAGCAAATGAAACCAAAACTAAACGCAACGAGGTGGCAAGCGCTCAAAGACATTGAGCAATACGGGCAAGAAGTTTTCACATCAATTCACAGCGGAGTTCATGGTGCTGCGCTTTACAGCCTTGAATTAGTCGGATGGGCTGAACGTGTAGACGCCCCAGACGATGGGCCATTCTTTGTCGTTGAAACTGTCGGAAACCACTGGCGGTTGACCGATGCAGGAAAAACCGTTCTCAAAATCCTTCCACCAACCAGACCGAGGAACTGATATGCACTGGATTCTAAAGCCCTTTATGAAAACCGCCGCCTATGCTAAACTGCCGCCGTTGTATGAAGAAAAAGACCGTATTGAAGCGGCCATACAACGTGCCAAAAAGTCCAAGACAAAAGTATCTGACTTGTATGACATGGCGCGGCAGAACAACATCCAGTGCCTGAAGTGGGAAAGATGGCTGATCTAGCAGGGCGCGGCCCACTGGGTCAGAAGAAACCCAAGGCCGAAAGAGGCACAGCTAAGGCGCGGGCGCACATTGCCCGCGTCAAACAACTGCCCTGCGTCATCTGCTTGAAG